TATAACTAGATGAACTCCATCCGTGTTCTTTTATGTTTGGAACAAAAAAGTTTGCTCTTTGTATTTCATTTTGTAAACCACCTTCATTATTCCATTTGAATTTGAAACGGTATTTTGCTTTTGTTGGAATACCAATTTTTGGGTCGTCTGAAATTGCTTGTTCACCAAATTCATTTGTGTAAATATAATCTAAGTTCATAGGTAAGTTAACCAAATATGAACCATCACCATCTATTAATTTACCATCTTGTTCTAATTTATATTCTTCAAGTGTTGGTCTACCTAAATCATCAATATTTATTGTTTGTCTAATTGCTAATATTTGTCCAGGACCTGCAATTAATTCACATAAATTTCCAGTATTATTTTTTGGTTTACAACTAACTCTAAGTGCATCATCATCATTTGTTGAAATGACTGAGCCCATAAATATAGCTTTTGGTTCTATACTAATGTTGGCTTCACTTGTTAAATCAAAATCAACTCTAGTAATACCTAATTGACAAATTTCCGGTTCACCCCATAATGGTGCAATATCAATAATTTTATTTAATGTTTTAATTTGTGGTAATTCATTTAAATTTGTTGACGATTTAAATTTTGAGCCGTTAACTTGTGTTTCATTAGCAACTCCGGCTTGTATTAAATCTTGCGGTGTTAATGAAAAACAACCCATATCAGATAAATCAATATCTAAAAATATTGTTTGAGTACCTAATGGTACGCCAAAAATCATATAATCACCACTATCATTTGTTCTTGTTGTGTATTTGTAATATTTGTCATATACTTCAATATAGCTTTGATCTAACAAAACTTCTTTTCTTGTTGGGAATGTGCCGGTAGCAATGTGACCATCATATGATGGTTCTTTTGGTAATAAATTATATCTATAACCTTCCTCATCAACATCAGCAATTGATGTGTAAGGATATATGTCTGTAATTACTGGGTTTGTTGAGTCCTCATCTGATAATGGTATAAAAACAGAAATTCTTGCATTTGGTAAACCAAAACCACCATTTACAAATACTCTACCAACAACAACACCATAGTCTGAACAACGTCTATTGTATATATCACTTTGTAAAATTTTTAATGATAATATATTAATACTTTCAAAATCTTGTTCAAGATTTACTTTAATTGATTTATCAACACCAACTTTGGTTCTTATTCTATGTGATTTTGGCATTAAATTTTCCTTTTTTTCATAAATAGTTTATTTCCTATTTTAGAAAAATAATCTTAATTAGAAAAAAGTAAAAGAAACAAAAAACCCACCATTAGGTGGGTTATATTAATTTTATAAATAAATTAAAATTCTTCTTCAGTTGTTAATTCGTCTTTAAGTCTTTCAAGGTCTTCAATTAATCTATCTATTGATTCCACATCTTTTCTACACTTAATAGATAAAATGTCACCAGCATAATCATCTTTATCAGTTCCGATAATATAACCAGAACCACTTCTAATTATTTGATAATTACTTTTTTTACCACCGAATAATCCTTCATCTATTGGTGTTTCATTTTCTTTAACAATTTGTCTAACAATTCTTGTTAAATCTGATTCTTTAAGTTTTATAACTTTTTTCATATTAATTAATTTTTAACACATAACAGACATAACATCATAGTCTTGTTTATATTGATTCACATAACAATTATAAGTTGCTTTAATTCTATTAGCATCAGTTGATGCAGTGCTATTTGTTTTAAGTTCGCATAACGCACTAACACATGCCATAATATTTTCTCTATCTGGTTTACCTCTCATTGTTTTAGAACAATATCCATTAGGGTCAACACTTTTTAATTCTTTATTTGTAAGTCCAACATTATATTCACCCCAAGCGGTACTAAATTTTTCACCAACAGTTAAACATAAACCATATTGATTTTTTTTAGCAAAAGCCTCTTGACTTGTTTGAGTAGTTTCTTTAAGAATTTTTTTAACAATTCTTGTTAAATCTGATTCAGTAAGTCTTATAATTTTTTTCATATTTTTTTATTATAAATACTTTTTAATTAAGAAAAATTAACACCCTTAAAGTTTAGAACTCTTACATTAATATCTTTGTTTGGATATCTAACTTGGTATGTTTGAGTTGGCTCAGCAAAAATTGTGTCGGCAATTAATTCAATCTGTTTTGTTTCTACATCAACATATCTTTGTGACGTTTGTGATGATGAATATTGTCCGCCAACTTTGTTAAATACTTGAATATCGGAAATACTAATTACGCCGTCTAGAGCCTGGATTTGTTTTCTAATTTCAGAGATATAAACATTTTCACCCATTTGTCTATTTGACGGTGAAAAATATTTTGTAACAATATCAACAACTTGTGTTACTAAAGCTCCTTGATTTTGACTAGCATCTAAAACAACATCAACATTCAATCCTAAATCAATTACATTAGCACTTTCAACCGAAATATAATCATTTATCATTCTATAATTTGACAAATAATTTGCAATATTTTGTTTTAATGTGTTTGATGTTATTTCTGTTAATTTTCCATCATTATCGTAAGATAATAATTTAATTTTAATTTTATTATTTTCTTCAGTAATTGTAACTTTTGCTGGAGCACCAAATTGTGATGGCATAGTTCTAATAATTGATTCATAATCATTTACGGTTACTGCCCTATTTTGTGCGGCAAAATTAAATGTAACCATTTGTCTTACTTCTTCAGTTGATGGATTATTTGCCCCACCAATAGCGGCTGTTAAATTGTTACATCTTAAAGAATTAATCACAGTTCTGTTAACACTATCAGATGGTCCGTTTACCGCAAACGATACTGTACCAATTTGATTGATAACACCAATACCTAAATTGCTTGTTTGTCCACCACCAACTCTATATTGTACAAACATAGTTGTATTAGGTTTTAAAGCACTTCCAAGTGCTAGATTGTTTGAATATTTTGATAAGTTAAAACCTAAACCGTCTCTTGTAAATTCTCTTAATTGTTCTTCAGCTGATGTGTTACCACCACCAAAAGTCATTTTAAAAAAACCTTCTGGTGTGTATTCAGTTATAAATTTATCATTTGTTATTATGTATTTTCCGACTTTAATACCGGGATTATCAGAAACTTTTGTTGGGTCTTCAACAAATACTCTATCTTCAATTAATGCTTTTACTTCATACCAACGATTACTTAAACCTAAAAATTCTTGTGGTTGCGGAACTGTGGTATATTGAGTACCTTCTTTTATTAAAACACTAGTAACACCTAAAACATTTTTTTCTGGTAAAAATAATTCAAAAAATGGTTTAACATCATTTGCTGTAATAACTCTTTTAAAAACTTTTGTTGATCCATTAACAACAACCTCTCTTTTTGTTATAGTATAGTTTATTAGTTTACCAGTGGAATCAAAATTTGGTGTTTTTAACCTATTTGGAAAACCTTCAGCGTTTATTGCGGATGAAAAATCAATATCATAAACAGTTTCAAATGGTTGTCCACCACCATTAACTTGTGCACCTCTACGAAGTATGCCACAATATCTCAAATCTTCTTTATCTCCAAAAGCTGGAACAGTGATTGAAAAGTCGACTAATGCGACTGATGGTCTCTGTCCTGGTATTTTTAAACCATATGTTCTTGCTATATCATATACTGATGATTTTTGTTGTGCGTATTGTAAAACAGTTTCTTGGATACTTCTATCTATATGAAAATGTAGATTGTCACTAACGGCGGCATTTAAATCCATTAAAACAGAAAAAATACCTGCATCATTAAAGTTTTGTACTAAGGTTGGGTAATATTGTCTTGTAAAATTTATTAACTCGGTTCTTAGTCCCTGAAAATCTCTTACCGTATATGATATTTTTTTATCTGCCATCTTTAAAATTTATTATATATTTAATATTACAAAATCACTAGATTCAAAAGCGGAATTTGTAATTCTATAATCAATTCTAACTTTTGCTGTATGTTCTTTTTCAGCTAAACCTGGAACTCTATACTCTCTAGTACCATCTGGTGTTATATATGTTGCACCAGGATCAGTATAACTTAAACTAGCGTCTTTAATTTCTATATTAGTAATTAAAATTCCTGGTAAATAATTTGCAACACTATCTCTAATTTCAGATTCAATTTCACTAAATGTTGGTCCATCAAGTGGTTCAAATAAATACTCGTATAATCTGGTACCAAAATCTGGTAAAAAATATCTACTACCTTTTCTTGTTAATAATAAATGAACTAAACTACTTTTTACTTCCTCATTACTACTATTTGTGGTAAATAAATACCTACCATCATCAGAATCATAAAATGGGAAATTTATACCATATGTAAATCCGTTTGCCATATCAAATAAATATAGTAACTACGAGTTTTGAATAAAGACTTACATTAAGTTACTATATTTTTCGTAAAAAATTTTTGGCATTTCTAAATGATTATAGGTTTTTGAAGGTATTCTTAATGAAGTTTTATTTTGTTCCATAGTTTTTATATTTTTTTGATAGCTCGGAACACTACCCCAGTTTTCCCATCTAGAAATCATTTTTGTATTTGATGGTAATTTACTATATGCTTTTGGTGTTGATGGGTCAATCAAACCAATAAAATCATAACTACCATTAAGTTGTGCCCAAGTATTTATACCACCTCTAGAAAATCCACTAACAGATTTTATTCTAAAATTTTTTATACCATTATTTTTTAAAACATTTTTTAATGTTTCTAAAGAATTTTCGTAATTACTATAAATTACATTTTTATTTTCAAAATAACCTTTAGCTTGGTCTCTCATAAATTTAGCACCATACTGTGTACTTGGCATACCACCCCAAATTAAAGTAAAATCTTTAGACTTTGAATTTTTTATATCTATAATATATGAATTACTTTTTATTGTTGGTTTAGTTATTTTCTCATTTTCTGTTTTTTTGTTTTGACTTATTTCTTTTTCAGTTTCTTTTTCAGTTTCTTTTGATTTTATAACTTTATCAAGTTTATCTTCAATTTTATCAGTATTAATTTTTTTATTTTTTAACATTTCTACGTCAATACCTAAAATTTTGGCTATTAATGAAAGAATAAAATCTTTTAATTCAGATTCGGTTAGCAATACTTTTTTCATATGTTTTTTAAGTTACAACATCAAATTTTTTAGTAGCTTCAATTGCTTTACCTCTATGTGAACTAGGACGACCACCAGCGTTTATATCAGCAAAATAAATTGCTGCTTCTTCTTTATCTGTAAAATTAGGAAATGTTGATGGTGATTTTCCTTTTGTTAAAAAAGCTAATGCGACTTTTGCGGCAATTTCAGGTTGATTAAGTAAATCTGGATTTTCAACAAGTTTAGTTCCAAAACCAGCCATTTTACTATATTTTTCATAATTTTTAATTCCAGTTAATTGATTAAATCCTCTACCCCTATAAAGCCAACCATCATTACCCCCTCTATTGCCAACTGTTTTTGCGTAAACTCTATTAAAAAATTTTTTTGGGTCACATTTAAGTGAGTTTAATTCAGAATCAGAAGCTGGGACTCTACTACCAAAAGTTTTTCTAATATGTGAATTTTTGGTTTTACAATAATCAACTTCACTTTTTGGTATAAAATTACATTCTTTTGAGATTAGTGATAATATACCAATTTGGGTATATGGATTTGTAATACCTGCGTCCTCCATATAATTTATTAAATATTTTATATTTTGTTGTTGTTCACTATTAAAATTTGCAACCAATTTAACTTTACCTGTTATTTTTTTTCCACTATTTGGTTGTTTTTTTTCTTTATCTTTTAAAGCATTGTCTAATTTATCTTCAATTTTTTTTGTATCAATTTTTTTATTTTTTAACTTTTCTTCATT